CGTTGATGCCTACAGGCATATAGGAGCTATTAAACTCCTGATTATTTGTTGTTGCTGTTTTTGTACTATACATAATTTTTAAACTCTGAGTTATACTTCTGGTTTATAAACACGATCCCAATAAGTTGTTATAGATCCATCTTCATTTCCAGTGGCGATAACGATGTCGCGTCCCGCAATATGACGGGCTCTGGCTTCCATAATAGTGCCGTCGCCTCCAGATTTAAATGATATGTGGGTTTCATTATCCTTTCGGTAAACGTATCCAACGGCATCTGCCATTCCACATATAATTTTTCCGAGTTTGCCGACAAGATCGATTTCTTTTGCATTGATCTCTTGGCCTTCTTTATCGGTAAGCGAATCTTTGACATGTCCTATTAGAATAAATTCATCACAAAGGTCCTTGAACATATCAATTACCTTCTTTACTGCGTCTCTTAAATACTTATAACCTGCGCCTCGTGCAAGTGTTGTAACATCGTTTCCTTTCCAGTTTTTTCCTAATTCGGTCTGTCTGTAAAGTGTGCACGCGTAGCTCATACAAATATCTTCAAGGCGTGTAGCATTGTCGATTGTTATATGTTTATAAAAATTATGTCCCAACTCATCGTTCTTAGCTCGAATGGCTTGTGCAATCTCTCCAAGGTCATTAATGGTACGTGCCTGAACAGCTAGCGCATCAATGAACTTAGATCCGCCTTCAAGGTCTATGATGAGATTATTCTCCAACTGTGCTACAGCACTAGTCTTACCAGCCTTAGGTAGACCGTATAATACTAAATACTGCGGATTAGTTGAAGTTGCAGGAACTTTTTGAGTAGGTAATGTTATCATATTGACTTATAGTTCTAATGATTAAAGAATATTAATATTAACATTAGCATTGCCAAACGTATAAATATCAATAATAATCTTCTTATTCTTCGGAGTCAGTGAGTTAATGAAGTCAAGACTGCTAAAATCAGCATACTTAAACGTGTCAAAACCAATCTGAATCTCATCATCGTAGAAGATAATGGGTGTACCATCCGAAAGAGTGTACATTGTATTCAACTTGAAGGGAAGATAATAATTCTTCGGCTTCTTATAATTAGCGAGAAAATCAATTGCAGCATCAAGCTTCGAATCATACATAGAAGCACCAAGCAAGGTAGAATCAATACTTGCCGTATTGTTCTTCTTACCGAACAGATAATCATTCTTATTGATTACATCAGCAATAATAATATTGTCAAGAATCTTAGAATAGTTGGGTTTGCTACTAGTGTGAAAGGAATTAAAACTCTTATTGTTCTTCTTACCAAATGTATATGTTGTCATAATTTCAGCCTATTTAAATGTTAATACTTGTCATCCGAGCATTAACGTTCGATCAGATTATTGTACATTAAATCGTTCTCGAATTCAAGAATACAAGGTTTACCTGCATCTCTGTTTTTCAACATGTGCATGTAGACCTTATTTTGTGTAGGTAAACGGTTTGGACCGTACTCTTGAATGTTCAATATTTCTGGTCGATGCATAACAAGGACATAGTCACTTGCTTGAAACATCGCATCAGATGACGATAAATCACTTCGCATCGGGTAATGACTCGATGGGTTATTTATCCGTTCTGAAGACTCGATATTTCTATTCATTTGTGCAATCTGAATTACTGACGTCAACGGATACTTTTTTGCTTGTATAAATACTCGCTCAAGTTCCGAAGTAGTTTCTATTACAGAACCTACCTGTTTAGTCAGCAATGTATGATCGTATACGATAATAAAGTGTTTCTTAGAACCCTTTACATACGTTTCGTAGAAATTCTTTATAGTTTTTTCTACCTCTGAAGGAGTACCTGGATTATCTACAAAATAGATAGGATATTCCTTCAGCTGATTGGATACTGCAATGACACGTTTAAACGTTTCGTCATCCAGGTCCTTCTCAGAACTATACAAATCAGAAGTCGTTTTACGAAGTTTACTCGAAAGCGTCCTTCCAACTTGCCTAAATCCAACCATCTCTAAAGAGAAGTTTAGAATAACTATGTCTTCAGTTGGATTCAAATCAATTATATCTGTTGTCAAGCTGTTAACCCAACTTGACTTGCCAGTTCCAGATATACCAGCTATGGTATAAACGGTATTTGGTTCTATACCTCCCATACACTGCTTATTAAACTTTTCCCATCTAGTTTTAAGAGAAATAATATTATGCTCTCTTCGCCCTTTGATATAGTTTATAGCTTCTTGAGCTACAACACTCATTGGACGTATATTAGATAAGTTCTGTTCCATAAGAGTTTACTGGTGTTTGCTTATTGTCATTCATTTCATCTTCAATGGCCTCCCATTGGCTACGCGTTAACCAATTCCACATAGTCATCATATAACTGAGGCTACCTTCACGCATCCTTTTAGATATTTCATAATCCAGACACTTGATGATATGTTCTGCCATAGCAGAGCTACGGCCACATTTGAGGTTAAAGAAATGACGACACTTATTCACGTTTGCACGCAAATAAGATTTACTTCCATCTGCTCGAACAACATACACAGGATACATATCATAGAAAAGATCAAAATAGTCCTTCTTAGGTGCTATACTTTGTTTTAACTTCTCCGTTGGCTCATATGTAACTGAATCACCTCTCTCGATCGAAGTGACCAAATGTTGATCGACTAAGTATTGTATTTCGTCATCGCTGATAAGGCTGATAATCTTGCGGACGTCTTGATATTTTGGTTGATTCTTATCCAATACAATACTTAGGAACAATAATTGATTTGAATTCAATTCTGGGTTTTCATCCAGAAGTTTTGTATTTACTTCAATAATCATACTATTGACTCTGGGTTCTAAGTTGGTTACTAAAATAACTCTAGTTGTTGTTCAGTAAAGTCTGCTATTATCTTTTTAGCTTCACTGATATAGTAACGATAGTTAATCTTTCGATCTTCTATCGGAGCATCATCAAACTTATT